ATGAGCAGCGAGAAAAGAAAAATAGACACCCAACTTGCCACATTTTGGTACCATTTGTTAGAACATGGACTAGAACCAGATAGCATAAACTTTCTGGAAACGCTTGGAACGCTTAACAGAAAGCACCCCATTGAGTTCATCGTTGAAGCCGTAGAGGGGTATATCCTTTACCTATCCCAAGAACCTGACGAAGATGGAGACACTCCCATAAGACACTAGCATCGTAGTACGCTTGTGTCTTGACAACTTGAGCCCTTTTTGCTACCCTATACAATATTGTTACCATATTGGTACATTAAGATACATAGAGATACACAATTGAGTATATAGAGATACTTCTCTATGTATTACAAGATAGAAACAAGAATGTATCAAGAATGATACAAGAATGTAGCCCGGAGATACCCACACCATGAGAAGGAAACCTAAGAAGACCGCACCAGCCAAGCGTGACCCCTACGCTAGGGAGTTAGAGAAGGCTATCTATAGGCAGAGGCGTATCAACTCTGCTAAAGTTTATAAACGCAAAAAAAGAGAGGAAGTCTAAGCTATGCCACGCGAATCTACAATGAAAGAAGCCCTCGTCAAGAATAAAAACGAGATGAAGTTTCTTAAAAATGTCAAGGTCAAGACCGATTATAGCGGGGATAGCGAAGCTCTCCTCACTGCCGTCCTGACCAGATGGTCTTCCACAGTCAGCGACATAGCAGACGATGTAAGCTATTCAAAGGATATGACCCTGTCTCAACTTTCCAAACTTGAAGAAATTGCTTACGAGATATCCAGAGTGCGTGATCGTATAGCAGGAGAAGTGGAGTAATGCGTTGCGCTATCTGCGATTCCATGCTACAATTACATAGTAGGTCAGATATATGTTCCACCTGCCAGACCGCAATCCTAGAAGCTAGGTTGTGGTACCCAGAGGAGCAGGACTTTGACCTTCCCGTCAAAACCCAGAGCCCCAGAGAGGATAACGATCAATGAGTATATTAGGCTATTTACTTTCCCAAGTATTCCTGCTAGGATGGTCACTAGATGGAACCCTTAAACCAAGCGAGGAACAGGCAAGGCATGACCAAAATTCTGATAGATAGGGACGATTTCCTAGAGCAAGCTAAGGAGCTTATCAACGGGCAACGAGCCAAAGACTACGGCGATGCCAAGGAGAATCACCAGAAGATCGCTAGTCTCTGGAGTGCTTACTTGACCTGCAAGAGGCCAGACGGGGCTTCCTATATCCACATAACCCCTGAAGATGTTGTCTTAATGATGATGCTAGTGAAGGTAGCCCGAATTACCCACTCATCCACCACTGATTCTTGGGTGGATTTGTGCGGCTATGCGGCACTAGGTGGAGAGTTTTCTCACGGTTTGGAACTAGCAGAGGTGGGGGATGTCTGACTACGAGAAAATACACCAACCTTGCCCTGACTGTGGTTCTAGTAATGCCCTGTCTATCTACTCTGACGGGCATAGCTACTGCTTTAAGTGTGAAAAGTACACACCCAGACCTGAGCTTAGCGCACAACACGCTTACCAGAGAGGAGCCCCTAGCTTGGAAACACCCTTAGAAAAATGGGAAGACCGTAACATTAGCCCTGCTGTTATGACCTTCTACGATGTCGAACAGGACGGGCAGACCATATACTTCCCCTACTACGATGACACTAACAAGCGTGTTGCTAAGAAGGTACGCAAGCAGGGTAAAAACTTTACCACAGATGGTAGCTTCTCAGACTGTTCTATGTTTGGGTTTCACACGCTTAACAAGGCTGTGTCAGAGCGTAGCAAGAGCGTTATCGTAACAGAAGGTGAAGCAGACGCTCTAGCGGCCTTCCAGATGGCTAACAACATTAACGCAATGGCTAAGGAAATGGGTACACACCATGCTATCAAGTATGTGCCAGCATTTTCTGTAAAGACAGGTGCGGCGGGTGCGGTGCGAGACTTCAAGAACCACCTAGAACAGTTGGAGAAGTTTGACCGTGTTTTCATCTGCTTTGATAACGATGACCCCGGCAAGATCAACTCTGAGAAATGTGCCAAGCTCTTGAGCCCCGGTAAGGCTCATGTGGTGGAGCTAGAGTATAAGGACGCTTGCGAGTACACCAAGCGAGGCTTTGAAAGCGGTTTCCTAGGACACCTCAAGTCTGCCAGACCTTACACACCTAGCGGTATTCAGAACGGTAGGGACGAGTTTGACCGCTTGTGGTCTGAACAGGAGATTACCAGTGTACCGTTCCCCTTCCCTGACTTACAGGAGAAGACGCTAGGACACAGAGCCAGAGAGATTGTGACCTATGCGGCGGGTACAGGCGTTGGCAAGAGTAGTATCCTGCGAGAGCTACAACATTACTACCTTACCAAGACTGACCACACCATAGGCATCATAGCCTTGGAAGAGAGCGTAGACCGTACCCGTAGAGGCATACTGGCAGTGGAAGCTAATGACCGCTTGCACCTAAACGAGGTCTTTAAGGACTACTCAAAGGAGAAAATCAGGGAGTACTTTGACAAGACCCTAGGTACAGGCAGGGTCTACCTCTACGACCACTTTGGTTCAATGGAGATAGAGGACTTGCTCAACCGTGTGCGCTACATGGTCTTAGGTCTGGACTGTAAGATGATATTTATAGACCATTTGTCTGTCATAGTATCTGGCTTGGATATTGCAGACGAGCGTAAAGCTATAGATCGTACCATGACTATGCTAAGACAGTTGACAGAGGAAACCGGGTGTACTATACATCTGGTGACGCATCTGAGGAGACTGAACTCTGACCGCTCTCACGAGGAAGGTCTTGAGATAAATTTGGGACACCTCAGAGGGTCACACGGGATCGCCCAAATCAGCGATACCGTGATAGCGATGGAGCGAGACACGCAATCGGATGACCCGGTTGTTAGTAACACTACAACGCTACGAGTTCTGAAATGTCGCTATACTGGCGATGTAGGTATGGCAGGTAAGCTGTACTATGACAAACAGACAGGACGTATGGAGCCTGTCAACGAGGAGTTTTAGAGTGCCGCAGACCTTTAGATCGTTTAAGCAATCTAACCGTACTAGACGTAGGGCTAGGCTGAAACCCCTTAACCATAGAAAAAGCTACGGGATAAATAACTGTCACCGTAGCAATAAAAGAAAGAGAGGACAAGGTGGATAAACCACTAAGCAAGATGACCGTAGGTGAGCTACGGGTTGAGAGAGATACGCTCTGGGACAAAATCAACGCTGTTCTAGCTGGTGCTGTAGCAGGGGATGAGGGGCAACTAAACCACAGTCTTATGTTAGTGGCAGGTGAACTTCTGGACCGTGGAGTAGGGTGGGAGAAAACGCCATGATGACATACAGGCAGCTTCTCCACGAACTAGAGCATATGGATAAATCGTTCCTAGATGATAGGGTTTGTGTTGTCAATGACGAGCATTTCCCTAATCCAAATGACGGGTACATCTATGTAGCTGAAGCGGTTACAATTTGTACGGGACACGACCACACTGGTAAATACTTGCTTGCGGAGTTTACCCTTGATGAGGACAACCCGTACAATGAAAACTAAAAAGAAAGCGTTACCCAAGCACCTGCACCCTAATGTGCTAAAGCCTAAGAAGGATCACCCCTTGTTTATAGAAGAGGTGTTGAAGTGGCTTGAGTTTAACAAGCAGCAAGCAGGTCAGTACCGTAGTCTAGCAAGGCGAGGTAACAAAGAGGCTATTGCCAAGCGTTACATCCACGAGGGTTACGCCAAGGACATTAACCACTACTTGCGCTACGGCGATTGGATATCCGATTTCTTTGGTGCGAACCAAGAGCATAAGATTTTTTGGAAGAGTCGTTAATGGAAAGTCACGGTAAAGTTTGCATCATCGACATAGAAACAGACGGTCTTGACGCCAGCGTAATACATTGCGTTGGTGCCAAGCCGTGTGGCGAGGGTGTGCGTGAGTTCCTGTCGCGTGACGAGTTCAAAAGATTTATCTCGCAGTTTGATTTTGTCGTTGCCCATAACGGAGTGTCCTTTGATTTCCCCATGCTTAGAAAGTTATGGGGAGTGTCAATTCCCTTTGATAAACAAGTAGATACGTTGATATTATCTCGTATGTCCAGACCCGATAGAGAGAAGGGACACAGCTTGCAATCTTGGGGAGAAAAACTTGGGCATAAAAAGATGGAGTACGCTGGTCCTTGGGATGTATGCACAGTTGAAATGATAGAGTACTGTAAACAAGACGTACTAGTTTGCGAACTTGTCTACAAAACTTTACTAGAGGAGATGAAAAAGTTTACCACTGTTTCTGTGCGTGACGAGCATCGTATGCAACAACTTGCAGACCATGTGCAGGGCAACGGTTTTTACTTTGATCTTGGCAAGGCTCACAAGTTTCTTTACAAGTTGTTAGGCGAACAGGAAGAAATAAAGTTGCAGATGCAAGACGTATTTCCACCGACTGTGGTTGAACTTAAAACCAAGACTAAGGAAATACCCTTTAACCCTGCCAGTAGAAAACAAATAGGTGAACGGCTGATAGAACAAGGTTGGGTTCCGAAAGCTTTCACTCCTACAGGTAAGCCGCAAGTTGACGAGGCTATACTGGAGAAGCTGGACATACCAGAAGCTCAGGTACTAGCCAGATACTTCATGTTGCAGAAGCGCACAGGATTGCTAGAGTCTTGGATCAAGGCGTGTGGTGAGGACAGGCGAGTTCGCTGTACCTACCACACTCTAGGGGCTATCACAAACCGTATGTCCTGTAGTTCGCCAAACCTACAGCAAGTACCGTCCATGCGTAAACCTTACGGGTTTGAGTGTCGAGAACTGTGGCACTGCGAGGACGGTAACAAGTTGATCGACACAGATGCTAACTCCCTAGAGTTGAGGGTACTGGCTCACTATATGAACGATGAGGCGTTTACCAAAGAGGTGCTAGAGGGAGATATCCACACGGAGAATCAACGCAGGGCAGGGCTCCCTACTAGGGATGCTGCCAAGACGTTTATCTATGCTCTGCTATATGGTGCTGGCGATGCCAAGCTAGGTACAGTGGTTGGCGGTAACGAGGCTGACGGGCGTAGGTTACGAGAGGCATTTCTTAGCTCTCTCCCGGCCTTCAGGCGGCTCAGAGAGGCCGTTAACGCAAAAGGGGGTAGTGAGGGTACCCTTAAAGGTTTGGATGGCCGTGTGCTTCATGTGAGGCACTCTCACGCCAGTTTAAACACCCTTATACAGGGCTCATCTGCCATACTTATGAAGAAATGGTTTATGAATACAGCCCGTACCCTAAAAGCTAGGCAAACCGGGGCTAAGGTGGTAGCTATGGTGCATGATGAAATAGTTATCGAAAGTCCTAAGAAAAGTGTTGACTCAGTACATGAGTGTGTTAAACTATCTATAGCTCAAGTGAACAATGAATATAAATTACGTTGTCAACTTGATTGTGACGTTGATATTGGAAATAACTGGAGTGAGGTTCATTAAATGTCAGGAAGAGCAAGTGTTAATTACCTAGAGGGTGATGTTTATTACGCCTACATCTTTGATTACAAAGATAAGTTTGACCGCTGGAGCATGGCTATGGCTCTGCAAGGCGATCAGGTAGGCCATGCTAAGAAGATCGGCCTGAAGATTAAACAGTCAGAAGACAAGTTTGAGGGTCTTCCGTATGTTCAACTCAAGTCGAACTACCAACCTCAAGTTCTGGACAAGGACGGTTCAGAGTACAAAGGACCAACCATGCTTGCCCAAGGTACTAAGGGTGTGGCTAAACTGACCAGCAGACCGTACAATAACAAGTTTGGTACAGGCGTCACCACCTTTATGAGTGCGGTAAAGCTGACCAATATTGTCGAGTACAAACCAGAAGGGGCTGAGTTAGACTCTTCAGAGGAGTCTGACGAGGCTTTTTAGTGGAGTACGGGCATTGGGATGTTGATCTCGTAGGAGATTTTGACCCTGACGATCACCTAGGGTTTGTCTACCAGATCACTAATACCGAAAGCGGTAAGTCCTATATAGGCTGTAAACATCTTTGGAGATTTAGCAAAGGTAAACGAGTCAAGGCTAGTGCGTGGCAAAATTATTGCGGTAGTTCTAAGTACCTATCAGAAGACATTGAGGGTTTAGGTAAGGATAAGTTCTCGTTCCAAATCCTCATGCTTTGCGATAACAAGCGTAACCTGTACTATAACGAAATTAAGATGCAGGTGGAACTAGGGGTACTTGAGAGTGATAAATACTATAACGCCAACATAGGTGGAATACGTTTTTATCGTCCTGTTAAAAGCTACTACACTGATAAGCTGAGAGGCTACTTTAAGGGTATACGAAACCCTGCATACAGAGGGCCTTTCCTCGTAACCTTTGCCAAGGGTCATACTGTCAGGGTGGTGGATGTAACTATGAAAGATTGGTGTGCATCTTCTGGCTTGACCCATCAAAGGATTTCTGATTTGCGTACAGGTAAGCGAGATAGCTACAAAGGGATTGTAAAGGTAGAATATGAAAGCGAAATCGAAAAAGATTGATACCTTAGTAGAGGATATCTATTCTCTCCTAGACACTGGCACTAAGAGCCCTAATAAGGAAGCCCTCTTTGGTATGGCCTCTGATATGATGGAGTCTGTTAAAAAGCAGCTATGGTTTTCCACTTCTGATCGTAAGCCTACCTTACGGATGTCCAACATAGGGAAACCGTGTGTACGTTCCCTGTGGTACGATATCAACGGGGATGAACAGGCAGAAGACTTCTCGCCTCAGACCCGTATCAAGTTCCTGATGGGGGATTTGGTAGAGGCTCTCATACTGTACCTCGCCAAAGAAGCTGGACACGATGTAACAGACCAGCAAAAGCAGATAGAGATTGACGGGATTAAGGGCCATATCGACAGTCGTATAGACGGGAAACTTGTCGATGTTAAGTCTACCAGTTCGTATGGTATGCGTAAGTTTAAGGAAGGTACGCTACCAGACGATGACCCGTTTGGATACATAGACCAGATAAGCGGCTATGGAAATGCTTTGGGAGAGGATAGCGGAACCTTCCTAGCGTTTGATAAAAGCTCTGGAGAACTAGCAACCTATACCCATACGGAACTTTCAAACACTAAGGATCGTATTGCGTATGTAAAAGAGGCAGTAGCACAGGATGAAGCACCCGCAAGACCCTTTGATACCGTCTATGATAAGTCTTATAGGCGAGATAAACTTGGAATAAACTGTTCCTACTGCGCTCACAAGATGACTTGTTGGGCAGACAAAGGGCTAGACCTGAAGTTCAGGGGGAACCGTCCTACGTTTTTCATTAAGCGTGACCCTAAAGAAAAGGGCAAGAGGCGGAGTCATGCAGAAACTTTCTGAGGATATTTTATCTGACTTAGCTTCTGCTTACACCTCTGAACAAATCCTAGAGATACTAGGTATAAATACTGTTGAACTATTGTGCCTACTTTCGGAGCAGGTAGAGGATAACATTCACAAATTTGAATTGAGGCCACTGGATTGTAATGAATTTTAAATCTAATGAAAACCCTATGTTTCGCTCCAAGTTTAGCGAGGACATATTCAAACAGAAGTACGCTCACGAGGACTGCACCACTTGGGCAGACTTGTCTAAAACATTGGTCAACGATGTTTGCGGCGATATCAAGTACATTAACGGGCAGTTAATGTCTAGGGGTGATAGGGATCAACTTATCCAGTACATCACCGACCTAAAATTCATACCCGGTGGTAGGTATCTTTACTACGCTGGCAGACCTAGTAAGTTTTTTAACAATTGTTTTCTACTCAAGGCAGAAGAAGACTCCAGAGAAGATTGGGCAAATTTATCATGGAAAGCAGAAAGTTGTCTTATGACAGGTGGGGGGATAGGCGTGGACTATTCAGTATACCGTCCCTCTGGTTCAAGGTTGAAGTCCACAGGTGGTATAGCGAGTGGGCCAATTCCGAAGATGCTGATGATAAACGAGATAGGTCGCAGGGTGATGCAGGGGGGAAGTCGTAGGAGTGCTATATACGCCAGCCTTAACTGGCAGCACCAAGACGCTGGAGAGTTCTTAAGGGCTAAGAACTGGTATGATATGCCTGTAGGTGACACTGGTGTTACTCTGGGTGACGTTAAGGAACAGGACTTTAACTTCCCCGCCCCCTTGGATATGACAAACGTAAGCCTTAACTACGATACAGATTGGCTTACACAATTTTGGGATACTGGAGATGTCGGGAATACTTTTCGCCAGAATGTTAAGCAAGCCCTATCGACAGGGGAACCCGGATTTAGCTTTAATTTTTTTGATAAGGAGAATGAAACGCTCCGTAATGCGTGTACTGAAGTGTCTAGCGCAGACGATTCGGACGTTTGCAACTTGGGTTCGATCAACCTTGGTAGGATAGAGTCTATTGCAGAGCTATCTGCTGTGTGTGATCTTGCTACCAAGTTTCTAATGTGTGGAACATTGAAAGCTAAGTTACCGTATGATAAAGTAGATAAGGTCAGGGAGAAGAACCGTAGACTAGGGCTAGGCTTGATGGGGGTACACGAGTGGCTCATCAAGAGAGGGTATAAGTATGAGGTTACAACTGAACTTCACAGATGGCTCAGTGTCTACAGAGGAGTTAGCGATGATACTAGTCGCAGTTATGCTAGGGAGCTATCTGTTAGTACTCCTGTGGCTAATAGAGCAATTGCCCCTACTGGTTCAATCGGTATCCTTGCTGGTACTAGCACTGGGGTTGAACCTATTTTTGCTGTGGCCTATCGTCGTAGGTATCTTAAGCACAGTAACCGTTGGCACTATCAGTATGTTGTAGACAGTGCGGCTCAGGAAATTATCGACCTGTATGGTACGAACCCTAACAAAATTGAATCCGCTTTGGACTTGGCTGAGGACTACGAGAGGCGTATAAAGTTCCAAGCAGATGTTCAAGACTATGTGGACATGGCTATATCTTCCACTATTAACCTACCATCATGGGGGTCAAAATTAAACAATGCGGATACTGTTGAGGCATTTACCGATACTCTTGCTGCTTATGCTCATAGGTTGCGGGGTTTCACCGTGTATCCTGATGGATGCAGAGGGGGACAACCTCTTAGCTCTGTGCCGTATAGTGAAGCTGTGACCAAGCTAGGAGAAGAGTTTGAAGAGGGTGTAGAGACTCACGATATATGCAGCATTACGCAACGAGGTGGAACGTGCGGGGTGTAGGGTGGATACTCCTATTGGTATCTATACCCATACTATCGTGGATGATTATGATCGTTACCGTCTTGATCGTAAAGCATCATGTAGAAACATTACCCTATACCAACAGCTTTTCAATATGGCTATCTTCCTTAATTACAGCCTACGCTTTCTGTCTGTATAATTTATTGGGTAATAAAAGTGTTCGTAACCGTAACAACTGAAGCTGAATAGAGAGTGTATCGTGGGCCTAAGTTTTATCAGGGAGATACGGTATATACACCAAGGCCCGTCCAACAAGATTGGGTATCAGGTTATCAACCCTCATGGACATATAGTACACGAAACTGTGGATAAAGAAGAGGCTGAGGGGTATCTAATGGAGTACGATCACGAGGCTATGAACGTCATTCTTAGGAAGAATGTTAAGGATTTGCAAGAGCAGCTTCAAGAATCGTATAAAAAGCTGAAAGAACTATCCGACAAGCTGGATAGATTTAAACAAAGAAAGAACTTTTCCTGATCGGGTGATGCCGTAATACATCCATGAGGGGCCAACGGTTAGCCCCTCTATTCGTACACAGTAGGTATCTTTTTAACTTTAAGGGGGTTGATTAACACCTCTGCTTCACCAGAAAAACTATAACTATTAGGGAATAGAGCGTTAGGTGCGGATATTATATCCTTCCTGTCTACCAAGTATCTGTCCACAGGTAAAGTTCTTAACGGATCATCTGCGTGTACCCAAGGTAACGCTTTAGTAGAAAATCTGGGGTCAAGGGAAAAAGACACTATACTATCATCCCCTATATCACCTCTACGGTACACAGCTATTTTACCTTCTGGTACTCCTAACTGATGTAAATAGTCCTGCGTTGCGTCATAGTATTGTTTTTGCATACTAGCTATATCAGCATCAGATAGATTATCAAATTCTTTACTGTGATCACCCCTTTTCCTCATTTTGTCAAAATGTTCGTTTCTTTTGGGAAACTTCCTAGGGTTAGTTTCGTAAAGTCGCTTCAGGTTTTGATCCCAAGAGGAACCAAATTCTGATGTAGGAATATCTTTCGCACTACCCTTTGTAGGCCGTAGAAAGTCTTTTGCTGCTCCTTCAAATCTTTCTAAAAACTTACTATAGGCTTTACCAGCTATGTCAGAAAAGTAATTGGGCTCTGGGTAGACTCTAGACGGTGAAAACCTGTTCCATACGTTCTTAAAAGGTGCGGCGTAGGGTAACTTAGTTATCCCCCAAAACCCGGTATAAGTCCTAGTGCTGAAAGACCTGCTAAAAGTCCCGCCTCTCCATACCTTCCAGCCCTTCTAGCTTGCTCTGCTTCCCACCCTGTTATAGCTTCACCCAACAGCGGTGTAACTCCCGCAACACCTTTGAGCAACCCTGTAACAGTCTCCCTGTTAGGTCTTGGTATGAGAGTTGGGTATTCCATTCTAGATTGCCTGTTGTCTGTCTTCTACAATTTGGTTCAAGTCTGCTTGTGTTGGTAGTAAACCACCTTGAGGCAAGTTTGCAATTTGTTGTGACGGGAGTAAGCCCCCTTGTCCGGGGCCTCCAAAAGTGGCAGATGAAGACCCCTCACCCCCATATGTAGGAGCAGATGAAGACCCCTCACCCCCATATGTAG